CAGAGATCTCTTAGTAGGGTGTTATACTGCAGATCTCTAAATACGTTACGGTAAATCTGTTGTCCCCCCCCGCCAACCGGGGTTATGCCCAAATCCCAGATTTAAAGAGATGGGTTTTGAATTTTCTGAAACATGGGTTTCAGAGGGATGTTAGAAAATGCCCCTTGGGCCCCTTTATGGGAATAGTTGGGCCCATGAAAGAACGTTGCTCCTGTTTGAGGTGCTAACGATCTTATCAAAAAGAAGCAGGCTCCTAGTGTGGCAAGGAATGCGCCACTGGACGGATCACCAGTTATTACCGGCGTTCCATCAGGATATGTTGCGTAAAAGTTATCCTGCGCTGCATGATAACGGAATGTGTCTACTGTGGCTTGGTTTACAGCCCCCACAACATCACCTGCAACTACAGGTAAGGTGGCGTAGACATCGACTGCTTTGATGATTACGTCTATAATTGGTCTAACGTAACCAGGGAATATAGTTTCCCAATCAGATCCTGCATCGGTTTTAAGTTGGAACTGATTTCCGCCCTGTTGTACAACCATACTAGCTGAGGCTTGAATCCTATCTGTTTGGCCAAGAACGTTGTCGTATTCAACGCTTTCGACCTTACAGCTAACATTATAGCCTATGGACAAGCTAAGTGATCCGTTTTCGGATGGTGGTCCATCGAGCACAAGATAGAATGTGCCTGGTGAATATTCTCGAATATCTTCACTAGGACTAGTATACAATTGCCTCTGTGTGAGACATTCAACAGCTGTACGCCCTCTTCCTGATATGACAGACAAACAGGAAGAGTCCCAAATATTTGTTTTGATTGAATTAGGTGTTGCAACCAATTTTGCTTTTGCTCTCTGCACATCCACTGGCAAAGTGTCTGCAGGATCAGGAACAAAACCAGCGATATATCCACCAGAACTGATGGTGGGCATTTGGCTGGATATCTGGAACTCAAGCATGTTCCAGTGAATTCGCTGGTAACTGCTTGCATAACGGGCTAAAGATGGGAACACCGCTGGGGTGATTCTAATGGCAAATACTGTATCTCCATCAGCTAATCCATCGATAGGGACTGTAGCAATATAATCGGTGCCGCCTTTGCGTCCGACTTCAAGCAACTGCCTGTTAGTGAACCGTACTGTGCGGTTATTTGGGGCATCGGCTACCTGGTAGCCAAGCGGTCCGGACATAACCATCATGCCGGTACGCGTTCGCACGCGAGAATTTCGGTTGTTATTATTTCGCCGAACCATAGTGTATCTACACTACACATAAGGGTCCCCATGCCTTGGCGCCATAGACCCTACTTAATGTTGTTGGTTTCTTGGGAGACATCTTAAAGTCAACTCGATGTCTGTATTCCGGCGATATACCCACCGCCCTGCCATATTCATCCCAAATAGATCTAGCAACTTCGTAGATACCTGGACATTGAGAACTGCTATGCATTTCACCCAATCCTATGGATGATCTGATGTCTGCTTTGTGCTCTACACCAAGTTGAGACAACAAACTGCTGACAGCTTTGGCCGGGTTGCGCATGAGAGTAACTCCATCATCGCAACGTATGGGTTTTCCCTGACAAAACTCAACATCGCTGAGCTTGTAAGCAACCGAATGCGTGCTAATCATTCCACATTCTAACATGGTGCTATCGAGCCTTTCCTGAAGCAACGCGATCTCATCGCGCGGCCCAAAAATGACCGAATCATCGCCATCCAAATAAAAGGTGCAAGAGGTTCCTTGTAATAAATACTGTAACACAGTATAATTCACTAGGCAATTACCTAGCGCTGTGTCAGCATCTCCACTCATTCTACGACCCTCTTGAATGTAAAACAGCCCACCGGCAGTGATGCATCTATTAACAAGTTGCATTCTGCAAAGTTTGCGTAACACAGAACAGTTGAAAAACATATTATAGAATCTATGACACATCTTAAGATGTTTCAACCCAATTCGACTATCGAATTTAGAGTGATCGACCATAAGAGCGGCAGTGTTCTTGTGGTGATTCCAATGTTTAACGATATCAGCTGCTCGTTGTTGAGTGTTACGTCCTTTAGCAAAGCATCTAAGGCCTGCCCAAGGTTTAAACCACCATAGTAAATGTTCGATAACGGTGGTATAAGATGAAAATCTGGCTGTAAACTTTGGATTACGGCATTGGATCATACGAGGCGCTTTACCAGCAGCCACGTCTGTATCCCAATACCGCTCGTATTTAACAAACCCTTTAATGAGAGAGTCTTTCTTCTCAATGTCCTGGTTCCAGTCATCACGATATTTAGCAAATCTTTTGCGCACGTGAGCTGATTTCCCAGAAAGCAGTTCGTCAAATCCCATGGGCTCCAATTTAGGAGATCCAAGTTTGTGGAACAATGTTCTAAGTTGTTGATTAGCAAACTCAACATACTTAGCCGCCGGTTGAACCAACTCTACTACGTGTCTTTTGACTAACGCGGCTAGTTCAGCTGAGGAGCATCCTTGGAAGACTTGCTGTGGTGCAGCAAGTGGATGTGAATGCGTTATCACAAGTTGGCGTGTGTGAACGCAGGGTTTGGACCTACTGAGATCGAAACGGGCTTTGTGTCCTTCGTATCGGACGCCTGCGTGCGTTCTTACTTCCTCAAATCCGGCTTGCAACAAGGTCTGTCTCGTTGCACCCGGGCAAATACCAGACTTTATAACTGGTGATTTTAACCGGACTGGTTTTGACTCGCGGACCAACGACCGTTGGCTAGCCTGTCCGCCCCACGAAAAAACCACATAACCCATGCGAGTGATGCGGAAATCCAACAGGTGGTGCGGTAAAGCCGTAGGAAAGATGATATCCATCCAATGAGTCGGCTGAATGAAATGCAGGTGGTAATAATGAATTCTAACCCGCTGATATATAATTCCGGCTTCATAATAGATGTCCATAGCCGGTCTCCATATGCCATAAAGATGTATATGGCAACAGGAAGAATGATTGCTAGCGCTATCTTGAGCCACCAGCGACCCCAAACAGCCTTGAGGGGCTCATCCATATATTTCTCGAGCTTCGTGTATCTCGAAGCTTTTTGCGATACCTCCTTGTAAAACCCTATGTCTACTTCCGGGTCCACGGCCTTCGCAACAGCATTAGCCAATCGTTCTCCAGAAACAGTATGCATATTTTCGTCACACCATCTCCGTCCGCAACTAGCGAGATACTGTAAAAGTGCGTTTTCCATAATGCCTTTCTTTGTACGTCTAACGAACAAAGCTTTGGAGGCCAGGAATGTGGCCAATGAGGCATCGACTTCTTCGTCAGACATTATTGCCTGGCATTGTTCTTGAGCGCATTCTTCCTCGCTCTCTGACTCTGTTTGGCAGGCAACACCACAACTCGCTGTTGTTTGCGAGCTTCGGTTACTTGCGTAATCTTCCTCGTGGCAGTTCTCTTTTGCCGACTTGCCTGACCTCTTGTCGATGCAAGTCTGAGGGCTTCTGGTACCATGGGCTTCATGGCTTCCAGTTGTTTCTTCGCTTTCGAAACTTTCCTCCTTTCCTCCTCTGACATGGCTCCCCATTTTGGTACGGAGTCCACAAACACGCGTTTTTGATGGTACGCTGTGAGCAGCCTTGTAGCAGCTGCCACTTTGCCTGTTGTCTTCGGGGCAGGATCCCTCTTTTGCCGAAAAACCTGGGCAGTTGTCTTGCCAGGTCCCTGTTTGGCCAAAGCAGCTTGCCAAGAACGTGCACTAGGGCGGGGTAGTGTATTCCACACTCTCCTACCTTCGTCATCTGTGACGTTCCAAACTGACATGGTTTTGACCATTCGTGGTGTCGGCGCCCAACTGTTGGGCTTGGAAGTTGAAGGTCTAGATTTGGCTTGGACCTTATCAGAGTATGTTTGAGAGGTTGATGCAACCTCTGCAAGGACGGGCGTCAACACCTGTACCGCCTTGCGAACGAGACCAACAAGCTCAGCCCCGAGCCCGGCCTCGTGCACAGCCTTTAGACCATGCAAATAATCTTTCGCGCCTTTATGAACAACAGTTTTGCTGTTCTTTCGCGCACCAAGGTCGCCTACGACTTGGAGTAAATTCTGCACTACTGCAGATGCGCCGTTGCCGGCGTCCCTCTTCTTACGAGGGTTGGAAGTGTCGCTGCGTTGCTGCGCCATTTCCTGTGAGAGGTATTTTACGTGCT